CCACCTTCTGGACGGTGTGCTTGAACACCATAGAGGGTGTCAGCAGTGTACAGAGTGGACAAATACTCTTGCTTGTACTGAGTTTGTGAACGTACACTCATTTGCTCAGCAAGAACAAGTGCATCCTTGTGAATGAGATATGCACCACGAACATCGGCAGTACCAACAGAGTTGGAAGTTGCGTCTTCAATCAGCGGGCAGTTAGAAGAGACGTAAATGTCAATTCCATAAACAGAGCCAATCAGTCCAGACTGAACTGTAGCACCATCACGGAAATCAGCAGATACATAACGCTCAGTACCCATGATTGCAGAACGCAATGCAGGTGGAATAACGAACGCTCTGTCAGTCATTGGGACATCATTATCGTCCATCAGCTTAATCAACGCACGAAAGCCAGCATCAGTAAATACATCAGCAGCTACGACAGTATCGTCAGTGTAAGCAGTCAGACCATTAGATGCGTCCACAAAGTAAGTGTTTGCACCTTCCCATGCAGTACCAGTACAAGTACCAGTAACAGGAACAGTCAGGTCAAACGTACCACTACCGAAACCAGTACCAGCGCGGAACAGGTCATCATCAACCTGCTTCGCAAGAGCGTAACCAGCATCTTCAGTGTAGAACTGTCGGAGTGAGGCAAGAGCCTGGACTTCAACAATATCTTCAATCAGACGAGAATACTCGTAGTGACGGTTAATAGTGATAGTGGTTTCACTTTCCAGATTAGCCTGCATAGTAACTGCTACGGCTTCTGCCTTAGCATTTGCGCTACCACGAGTGGGCTTAGGAATGTGGATAACATCACCCTTGTTACCAGACATAGTCATGGTCTTAACAAGAGGAGCCATCTTGAGAGATTTTTGATATGCAGCAATAACTTCGTCCGACCATATTTCAGGTACAAAAGTTCCCGCTGCGGTTTTGTCTACAGTTGCGTTTGCAGTAAAAAACGCACCAGAAGTTTCACCAGCCATTGTAAATTACCTCATCTTACGCGCTTCTCCATATAAGCCTTTCTAATTTCAGGCTCCATACTTTGATAACGCCTTGGGTCAGTCTTCATAAGTTCAATAATATCTGCCCTTCGGTATATCTTTTTGGAGGGTGCTTCGGTACTACCCTTGGCCCCACCTGTAGAAGCTCGTTTAACAGTATCCTTTCTAGCGTCAACCTCATTCTGAACAGCAGTTTGAGAAGATTGCTTAATCTGCTTCCATTGAGAAAACAAATCGTCAGCAGCACTACTGTCATACTGTTGGTCAGCACGAGCAAGAAGCTCCATTCGGATTTTGCTACCCTTAACCCAGTTAATAAATTCTGAGCTTTGGACAATTTCCTGAGCGTCTGGATGCTTGTTAATTAACTCCTGTTTAGCTTGTTCCTGTCTCATTCGTAGAGTATTTTCTTGAACCTCCTTAATAACAGGGTGGTTCGCAATCTTACTTTCTACAGCTTTGTCAGGGTCAGCAAAAAAATCTACCTCTTCAGCAGGTTCAGGTGCTTTCGTTTCTGACTGTTTAAGAATGAAATCGTCTACTATCTTTCGTAATTCACCAACTTCGCTACCTTGACTTCCCAGTCGGCTAGAAGCCTCTTGGTGCATCTTGATAAGTTCTGCCTGTGTCTTACCTTGATATTCAGGTGGAATGTCTGCTACCCCTTCAGAAGCCTGTTCGGTTTCTTCTTGGACATCTTCTACCTGTTCCGTTTCATCTACCTCTACTGGGTCAATTAGTCTTGCCATTATCAAACTCCGTTAAGACCGACTCTAGCTACCCCGAAGGACTATTGTTCGGCTGCCTTACGTTCCAATGCCATCTTCTGCTCTCTGGCACGAACCCACTTATCTGTTGCACCTGGAAAATGTCCAGAAGTGGGGTCGAGACTACACCTGACAGCAGGGATGAGTTTACTAGCTACCTCATTACATTGAGGACAATCAATCTGTTCGGTTCCACGTGGAACAAGTTTTTCACTTATGTGACCTTGTTTGCACTCAAAATCAAACAGAATCATTGCTACCCTCGATATAATGGTCAACGGTAGACTCCATATTAAGTATGAAGGCAAGGATATTAAGTTGTCCCTTACGGAAGTTTAAATCCTCGTTATCCTTCGTTACTTCTACAGAATTAATTTGTAGAGCATTATTCTTAAGCTCGTCCATTAATCCGTTCCAGCCATCTGTTCGGAACATATCCTTAAG